GAGGGGTGGAGTGAATGTAATAGACCATGCCTAGATTGGATTACTAAAATTTTCTATTCTAGTTCAGCATGTATGTACCCAGAGTACAACCAATTAGATCCAGACAATCCAGATTGTCGTGAAGAATCAGCATACCCTGCAGCACCGGACTCAGAATATGGATGGGAAAAATTATTTTCGGAAAGATTATATCTTACGTACAGTCGTAATTATGGTATGCCTGTTTGTGTTGCTCGTTACCACAACATTTTCGGTCCTGAAGGAACTTGGAACGGTGGACGCGAGAAAGCACCGGCAGCAATATGTAGGAAGGTTGCTTATCTTCCAGAACACGGAGGAGACATTGAGGTATGGGGAGATGGAGAGCAAACTAGATCATTCCTATTCATTGATGAATGCATTGAGGCAACTTGGAGACTAATGCAGTCTGATTTCAAAGGACCAGTGAATATAGGTTCTGAAGAAATGGTGACAATCAATCAGTTGGTTGACACTGCTGCAAAAGTATCAGGTAAAGATGTAGGTAAGATACACATAGATGGACCGCTTGGTGTAAGAGGACGTAATTCAAATAACGATCTTATCAGAAAAGAACTTGGTTGGGATTACACACAAACACTTGAAGAGGGCATCAGAAAGACTTATAATTGGATTAGTCAGCAGATATGTAAAGAAACTATCACATCTGCTACTCTAAAAAATGTAGAATATGATTTATTAGCATCAGGATAGTATGAGATCACTCGTTACTGGGGGTGCAGGATTCATAGGATCCCACCTTGTTGACAAATTACTAGAGATGGGACATCAAGTTACTGTTGTGGATAATGAATCCTCAACATGTAATCAAGAGTTCTATTGGAATGATAAAGCGTGGAATGTCAAGGCAGACATATCAGATGCACAAGTCATGGAGCAAGTATTTTCTTGTGTAAATGAGGGGATGCCAAAAATTGATTGGGTGTTTCATCTTGCTGCCTATTCAAGGATACAAATTGCATTACAGAATCCAGTAGGATGTGTGCGGACAAATGTATTAGGAACAACCACTCTATTACAGAATGCTCGTGAGCATGGTGTCAAGGCATTCGTAAATTCATCTACATCATCATCTTATGGTTTGAAAAATGAACCACCCCTAAGAGAGGACATGACACCGGATTGTTTGAATCCATACTCAGTATCAAAGGTGGCAGCAGAAAATCTATGTAAGATGTACTCAGATTTATTTGATATGAACATAGTAAATCTAAGATACTTCAACGTATATGGTGACAGACAACCCTTAGTTGGACAATATGCACCTGTCGTAGGATTATTTTTAGAGCAATGGAAGAGGGGTGAGGCATTCACAATCGTAGGTGATGGTGAACAAAGAAGAGATTTTACTCATGTTGATGATGTGGTCAAAGCAAATATTGCAGCAGCAGAAAGAGCAAGTGATATCACTGGCGAAACTATAAATGTCGGCACAGGAACTAATCATTCCGTAAATCAAATAGCGGATATGATTTGCAATTCTTACACCAAAAACTTTATACCACCTAGACCTGCAGAGGCAAGAGTAACTCTTGCTGATATTTCAAAAGCAAAAAAACTTTTGGGATACTTGCCATCTATTGAAATTAGTGATTGGATCGATGAATACAAGGTACAATGAAAAAACTGATGAACTTATTCATCCAGTAAAGATAAAAGAAAATCACTCTCAAGCATATCAAGATCTCTTTGTCTTGACTATGTTGGGTAGTAAAAAGAATGGTAGGTATTTAGAGATAGGTGCTAATCATCCAACAGAATTTAATAATACTTGGTTGCTTGAATCGCAATTCAATTGGCAGGGTATCTCGGTAGAGATAGATGAACGTTTTCAAGGTGAGTTTGTATTACAGAGGGGGAATGATTGTTATCTAGCAGATGCAACAACATTTGATTGGAGAGAAGCAATAAAAAGTAAGGGGTGGAAAAAGAAAAGGTTTGATTATGTCTCTATTGATTGCGAACCACCTAATATCACACTCAAAGCATTAGAGAATCTACCATTAGATGAGTATAGATTTTCTGTAATTACATTTGAATCAGATATATATGCACATGGACCTGAGTGTAGAGATATACAAAGAAGAATATTGAATGATTTGGGTTATCAAATCGTAGCAAGAGATGTTGCTAATGGAGGAAACCAATTTGAGGATTGGTGGATAGACCCTCAAGTCATAGATAATGTCACATGGGGACCATTTATTTCTCATGGTGCTGAAGCGAGATCATTGTTTATAAAATGATTGAAATTTCTCACTGGTATGGAAGACTTGGAAACAACATTCAACAATGTGCGGTTGGCACGATGGCAGCAGCACTAACACAATCTACATTTGAATCAATCGAACATGAAATTATCAAAAAACACACGACATCGTTTGGACAGAATAGTCAGGAAGTACGATCAAAGTTCTTCTACTGGGAGGGTCCGTATAAGGAGGTCAACATCGATAAAGAATTCATTTACGACAACATGCGTCACATTTGCAAGACGTATATTGAACCCCATATACAAGCACCGAGAACTGTACTTCCCGATAATTGTATTGTTATTCATATTAGGAGTGGAGATGTATTTGACAGGGGGATATCTAACCCTGTCAATTATGTTCCTAATCCTCTGTATTTTTATATGCAATTGGTTGAAGGATTTCAACAAGCGATTGTAGTTACAGAGGGAGATGATAACAACCCTATAATAAATGAACTTAGAAAACATCCAAAGGTTACAATACAATCTAAAAGTGTGGCAGAAGATTTTGGCACATTATTATCAGCAAAACATCTAGCTAATTCTGGGGTTGGAACTTTCGGTATTGCTGCTGCTCTATGCAGTCATAATATTGAAACCTTTCATTGCACTGATGTGAGTATGAGTGAGCATCTAAATTATGAGATGCTTCTTGGTAAAGATGTAGATGTACATTTGATGCCACTAGATAACTACATAAACGTAGGAGAATGGACTAATAGTGACGAACAAAGAAAATTTATTCTTGAATACGATCCAATTTCCTAGGAAAATTGCTGACAAAATTGAACACGCAGCGACAAATGGACCGTGGTGGTATTATCCAGACTGTGCTCATCCAATAGGTCACGAATTACAGAAAGATACAAATCCTTATTTTTCTTGTTCCTTAATTCAAGATCGCATATCCAAACATGATATTGTAAAAAATTATGATTTGTCATTTTTTAATAGATATATTAGAATGGATAGACATACAATGGCAAGAGCACATGTTACCATGCACTATCCAAATCCTAAAAAATTTGGCATACCACATAACTTTCATATAGATCAGCAGTATCCACATATCGTGGCATTATATTATATTAATGATGCTGATGGTGATACTGTTTTCTGTGACGAACATGATCATTCAAAGATTATACATAGAGAAACTCCTAAGAGAGGTAAGTGTGTGATTTTTGAAGGTCTACATACATATCATGCTAGTTCCTCACCGACTAAAAACATTAGAATGACTTTGAACATTAATTATGACCATTTATGATACGTTCACTTTTTATAATGAACTTGATTTACTAGAACTTAGACTCAATATATTAGGTGATGTCGTAGATTACTTTGTAATCAATGAAGCAACAATAACATTTACTGGTAAGACGAAACCACTATATTATTTTGAAAATAAGGATCGTTTCAAAAAGTGGGAAGATAAAATCATTCATCATGTCACACATGACGACAATAAAACACTAGAAGAATATTGGGAAGGTGTTCCTTATCACAGGAGCATGAAAGAAGAGAACATATATCAACTACCAGTGCATTATCAAAGGGCATGTTTTCATAAAGACTCTGCAATATATGGATTTCTTGGTAAGGCAAAGGACGATGATATAATTCTTACAAGTGATGCTGATGAGATAGCAAATCCAGAAGCACTTCTTTCTATGGGTGAGTGGTTCAAACCTGAGAATCATTATGTGTTGAGAGGTCCTGTATACTATTACTATCTCAATCTATTATGTGAAAAACAATGGATGGGCACAAGAGTTTGCACCATGAAAACGCTCAAGACTATGAGTATAGATAAGTTGAGGCAATCACATCAAGACGCTTGGAAGATTGACAATGCATCATGGCATTGGAGTTTCTTTGGTGATGCTGACACTGTACGTGCCAAAATGGATGCATATGAACACCAAGAGAACAATTTACCTCAGTTCAGAGATACAATGGAACAACGTATCGAGGCAGGAGTTGACCCATTTGGCAGAGATTATTTGTACCAACCAACTGTGGTACCTATCGATAGTTCATACCCAGACTATGTTCAAAAAAATAAGGAGAAACTAGCGAGGTTTATCAAGTGAATCTAATAGAGGGTGTAGCAGTATCTAATCATTGTGATTATTCATTTGGAGATCAGTCTGGTTGTATAGGAAACGTTGCAGGTGCTTACATGAAGCAGGCAGATCCATGCAACACAGAGTTTGCTAATCTTGTGAAGGGCGGTAAACCGTTCATGACAGTTTTTATAGATAATATACGACTTTATAATAGACCACTCAAGGCAGACACTGAGAGTGATCAAAAATGGATAGATGGTCTGATGGAGACTAATGATCTTCTAAAGACATGTAGCAACTATCCTGACACTAAATTTTGCATATTTACGAACTTAGAAGATACACCTATTACCGAGGACATTCATGATAAAATTCCTGAAAACGTTGTTGCAATCTATGGGACAAATGCTATCGGATTTGGTGGCAAGGTTCACCCATTCCCATATGGTGTACAAAGAATCATACATCCCAGTGACAATCGAATCGGAATACTCAAGAAATACCTACAACAGGAAAAGGTAAAACCTAAGAAGTTACTTTACATCAATCACTCAGAACATACTAATATAAGTGAGAGAGGTAATGTAAAAAAGAAATTCTCAGGTAGGAAGTATGTCACTATAGGGGAGAGAGTTCATTATGATCTATATTGTCAGCAGATATTAGATCATAAGTTTATGATATGTCCACAGGGAAATGGTGTTGATTGCCATAGAAACTGGGAGGTGTTATACTTAGGAAGAGTTCCTATAATGAAGAAGTCTGAGTATCTCCAAGAGTTATATAAAGACTATCCGATCTTATGGGTCAATGATTTTATGGACTGCACAAAAACCTTGTTGTCTGATAATAATCATTTATTTGAAAAAGCACAAAAAATTGACAACAACTTGCTTGACCTCTATACTGTATTCAATCGTGCTGTGAAGAATGCTAAAAATTCCTGAAGTCACACTGGTCATACTCGCTGACCTTGATATTGAAGATGCTGTATATGCAATCAATAAATCATGTGAGAGTATACATTGGGGTGCTGCTAAGTTTCTTAGCAGTAAGGGAAGACCAAAAGGATTGAATCCCAACGTAGATTATGAGGAAGTTTATCCAATTCAAAGTATCAATGACTTTAATTTTTATTGTATCTATAATCTTACTAATCACGTCAGGACCTCGCATTGCCTTCTCATACATCCGGACGGCTACGTTATTCGTCCTCATCTTTGGGATCCTAAATTTCTTGATTACGATTATATCGGTGCCCCGTGGAGAGATGACCCAAATGCCTACCTCGACCCGTGGGGAAAGAATCATCGAGTCGGGAATGGAGGATTTTCCTTACGCTCCAAGCGTTTACTCGACGTCCCCAGTAAAGTCACCGTCCCTTGGGAAGTAAACGAAGGAGATTTTTACAAACATATGAATGCCGGACTATATAATGAGGACGGGAACATATGTTGCCATAATCGACACATCTTTGAGGGACAGGGATGTGTGTATGCTCCCGTCTCGGTGGCGAGTAAATTTTCTAGAGAAGAAACTCTACCTGACAGTGAACAAGAGACCTTTGGTTTCCATTATCATTTTCAAGAAATACGATGAAAGCGAGTATTAATCACCTATGGTGGGATCCATGGGCAAGTGAAGGTGGACTAGACTTTGGTGATAAACATGTCAGCATCTCCATCGATAATCTAACATTTGACAAAGCAGCATCATATAGAATATTATTTTTAGCAGAACCATATGCAGTCGCACCATCCGTCAATGAGGGTGCTCTTAGGAATGCACATAATTTCAATCGAATCTATACATTTACTCAATCTATATTAGATAAGTATCCCACTGCGAGATTGTTCGAGTGGGGTTCTTCATGGTTAGATTTTGACGAACTAAACATAGATAAGAAACCACATATCACATTCGTTACGAGTTCTAAGTTGCAAACCTCTGGTCATAAGACCAGAAATCTCATATATGATATGTTAGAGGACATAGAGGATGTAAATGGAATGGAAGTATATGCACATAAGTCACCTCCATTTCATCAAAGAAGAAATGATTTCTTTGAAAATGCAATGTATCATATTGCAGTAGAGAACTCAGCACAAAGAAACTATTTTACTGAAAAGATTATAGATTGTTTTGCCAGTAGAACTATACCAATCTATTGGGGTTGTCCTAATCTTGGTAATTGGTTTGACATGGATGGTGTTATCACATTCAAAGATGTTAGCGAACTCAAGAAAATATTTGACAAACTTGACGAAGACTTCTATCATAGTAAAAAGGAAGTTATTGAAAAGAACTTTGAAATTGCCAAGCAATTTTATGGTGAGAATGATGTGGTTCCTCGATTGACCAAAACTATTAGAGATGATGTGAATGCCGAGAGTTAGTTTTTGTATCCCTACTCATGATAGTAATGCTAGGTGTCAAAATTATTTGTTTGATATTTTTCATGCTCTCTCACAACAAAATAATAAAGACTTCAATGTCTGGATATCTGACCATAGCAAATCTAATAAAGTTTTAGAGGCATGCAAGGAGTATGCAGATCTATTTGAGATCAATTATATTAAGAATACAAAAAAGTATGGCAACATTTCTGCTAATACTAATTATGCACTACAGAATGCTGATGGTGATATTCTAAAAGTATTGTTCTCTGATGATTTTATACTTACAAATAATCTAGTGGAAGCACTAGACAAATCATTTACTGATGATATTAAATGGGCAGTTACAGGGTATGCTCATACAGTTGATGATGGTCAAACACATTACAATCCTAAGATTCCCTACCATAATGACAAATTATTAGAGGGTGTGAATACTTTGAGTTCACCATCTATCCTTGCATTAAAAAGAGGAATCGACATGTATTTTGATGAAGATTTGACTATGTTGATGGACTGTGATATGTATTATAGACTCTATAAATATCATGGAGATCCAGTGATACTAAAAGATTATCACATTTCAAACAGAGAACATAAGTCTCAGACACAGAGAACTTATGAACACCTCTTACCAGAGGAGATTGAATATTTGAAACAGAAACATTCATCATGACTATAGGATTCAACCATTTAGGAAGACACGGTAGACTGGGAAATCAAATGTTCCAGTATGCAGGACTACGAGGCATCGCAGCACATAAAGGATATGACTTTGCTATTCCTCCTAGTGACTTCAATGACGAGTGGAATGATCATCAATTATTTGAGGCATTCAAACTTATCGGTCTTACAAATATAGAAGAGATTCCCGGACCATATGTGCAGGAAGCACATTTTCATTTTGATCAAAATTTATTTGACAATATGCCGGACGGACATAATGTGTATGCATATCTTCAAAGTACAAAATATTTTGAGCACATAGAAGAAGAGATAAGAGAAGATTTTGAGTTCAAGAATGATATAAATTTACCATGTAAAGAGATGATGGATACACTGAAAGATCCTATTGCATTGCACGTTCGTAGAGGTGACTATATACAAAACAGTGACAACCATCCACCTTGCCCCAAAGAGTATTATGACACTGCATTGTCAAAGTTTGATAACAATCGTACAGTGGTTGTTTTTTCTGATGATCCTCAATGGTGTAGCACTGAGTTCCCTGACGACAGGTTCCTTATATCAGAAGGTGGTGACAATCTTGCAGACTTGTGTATGATGACTATGTGTTCTGATTTTATTATTGCTAATTCATCATTCTCATGGTGGGGTTCTTTCTTGTCACGTAATCCTGATAAGAAAATTATTGCACCTAAGAAGTGGTTTGGTACTGGATACACTAAGAACCACAATACATCTGATCTATACTGTGATAATTGGGAGGTATTATGAGAAAAAAAACTAAACAAGAAAAACTTAGAGAAGCAGAAGCACCTCAATTAGGTAAAGATCTTCAGTATAATGAAGATGGAAGTAAGATGGAACTTCCCGGTTGCACTTATATGATCCCACTGAGAGTTGAAACTCCAGACAGATTGAGAAATATTATAACAGTTTTATTATATTTTATAAAAAATATAAAAGCACCCATAATAGTAAAAGAGTTTGATACAGAATCAATATATGAGGCGAGTGTTCTACCACAAATATCACAGATTGCCACAGAGGAAGAACTAAGTCAAATTACACATGTGTTTGAACAAAGTGATGAGTTTGTTTTTCATAGAACTAGATTGATCAATGATATGATCATGATGGCAGACACACCAGTCGTATGCAATTACGATTGTGATGTGCTTCTACCTTTTCAAACTCATTTTTATGCTAATACATTCTTAACAAAGGGATATCGTCCTCCGGAAGTTCCAAAAGATACTCCATTACAACCGGTGAAAGTTGTTTATCCATATGGTTATGGTATGTTTCAGAATCAAGTATTTGCTGATGATAATACAGTTAGTAATTTTATCAATAGTAATTTTAATTTTCATGCATTCGATGGTAAGTTGAGACCTTACGATGCAAAGTTTGGTTTCTGTCAGTTCTTCAACCGAGAAGAATACATTAGACTAGGAATGGAGAATGAAAATTTCATATCATATGGATATGAAGATGATGAAAGATATCATAGATTTAATATGTGTTCTGATGTTGTTAGAATAAATGATCTTATCTATCACTTAGAACATAAGAGAAGTGAGAACTCTTGGTTTACTAATCCTCACATAGAGGGTAATCGTAAGGAGTGGGATAAACTAAAGTTCTATGGTAAAGAAAAAATTGAAAAGTATTATCAAAACATTCATTATATGAAGAGGCGATTTGGACAAGAACAAAAGTAAATATAAACTTGCAGGACTTCCTCATGTCTATTGGTTGAACTTAGATAGGTATATTGATAGACAAAAATATATGCTAGATCAATTAAGTTACTGGGGAATAGAAAATCATACAAGAGTGTCAGGTATTGACGGGAAGGAGGATGATCCGTCATCATATTTGAAAGGAAGAGTTCCAGAAAATATGAATTCCGGTGAGATAGGTTGTGTTCTCACACACCTTTCGGCACTCAAACATTTTGTGGAAGAAACAGATCATGATGAAGTTATGATTATGGAGGATGATGTTGATTTATCAACTGCAAAAAATTGGACATTTACATGGAGAGATGTAAGAAAAAAATTACCTATCAATTTTGACACTTGTCAATTTACTATTATAAATCCTAATGGTATACAATTAAAATTGCATCATAGATTCATAAATGATTTCTCTGCTGCATGTTATATTATTACTAGACATCATGCTGTAAAAGTGCTAAAATGTCATCAACGTGGTAACTTATGGAAGATAGATCAAAACATCAGACCACGAGCAGTATCAGAAGATCTGATACTCGATAGCGGTAAGGGTTATGCTTTGCCAATATTGAATTACAGACTTGATATGGGTTCTGCTATTCATGAGGAACATATAGATATATTCCATAAGGATAGTAAACAAGGACTCGAAGAGTACTGGAAACAAAATGGTCAAGATATTTTACTTGATCAGATAATGGAATTGGATGAGTACGTTGGACGTATCCCACCTTCCGCTTACACACAACAACTTGAAAATGACGGATCAAACACCACCACAAGATAATCAACTTCCTCCCCTTTTGAATACAGAAAGGGAGCATAAGATGGTCTTCAATGAAGGTATAGGAGTTCTGGAAAATTATGGAAGTAAAGAATGGTGTCAATTATTAATTGATTCTTTCGAGATGTATAATAGTCAAAAATTACAAAAAAATATTTTAGGTGGTAAATTCAATATTAGTTCAACTAATGAGGGGAAAACACAATTCAAAGAGGGAGCACTTGGAAGACATGATGAGCAATTATATCTTGAGGTAGCAGATTCAACATTAGCATCACATACTAATGCGATTATAGGAAGTGCTTTTGAACTTTATGCACGGGAATATCAAGGAGTCACAAATAGTGCTGATCCAGTATCATCATGGACTTGTAAATTACAGAAGACACAAGCAGGGGGAGGATATCATATTTGGCATTGTGAGGATGGTGCTTTTGTTTATAGAGATAGAGTCTTGACATGGATGATGTACTTGAATGATATTCCAGTAGAGAATGGTGGTGCAACGGATTTCCTACATCAAAAATGTTCCTTTCAACCCACTACAGGGACTATGGTTATGTGGCCAGCAACATATACTCATATGCATCGAGGATCATTTTTGACAGGTGACATTCCAAAATATATTGCTACAGGTTGGTTCCTCAGAGAACCCGGTAATGTTACGAACAGAATTATAGGAGAAAAAATGGGCAACTTAACATCTCATCACGCACTTAATACGTGATAATATTCACTGCTAACATAAATGCTTATGATAACATCCCCGATCATTTTTATGATGGGGATGTCAAGTATGTAATGTTCTATGATAAACCCATAGAACAAAAAGGACCATGGGAATTTGTAAAATTAGATTGTAAGTATGATGATCCAATACTAAATGCATATCATACGAGATGTATGTCCCATTTGTTTTTTGATGAACCTCATGTATGGATTGATGGTTGTTATACTATGACAGAACAGTTTGTAAAAAACTCAAAAGAATTTTTAGAAAAGAATCAGATAACACAGATGAATCATCCTACAAAGAGAACTTTATTGGGAGAAGTATTAAGAACATATAGTCTCGGATTTGTGCCAGAAGAGAGATTATATAGATGGTGTAAAAAAGTTGCTGCATCTGGATTCAAAGCATCATACTTTGATCACACAATAAATTGTTGTTTATGGAGACATAGTACAAGCAAAGTCAAGGAATGGAATGAATACTATTGGGATTATCATTTTGTAGATGGAGAGTTTTGTCATCATATTGGGCAGGCAACAGCAGGAATAGCAGAGTATCTTGTCTTTGGTAAAGACAGAATAAAAAGAGTCCCCTTGCAGGTTGATCTCTCACAATCAACAAGAGTGAAAACTTATGCAGATTCTTACAATATATCTGTAAACGAAAATGAAAATGAATTCAAAAAGAAAGCACGTAGGATTCTAAGAGCAGTAGTATGATAATATACACCTGCATCACAAATGGTTATGGTAAATTGCCAGAGATCATGCCCGATGGTCATGATTATTATTGTTTTGGTGAAGCAGAAGCGGTAGGACCATGGAAGGTGCTGCCCGGAAAGGATTGTGGTGATCCAGTAAGGTCATCAAGATATTATAAAATAAATTGTCCTTTTGATTCTAGTGTGTATGTAGATGCCACAAAATTACATCTTCTCAAAGAACCATTCTTTACTATAAGTGATGAGATATTGAATACTTATGATGATAAGATGTTTTGTTTGCAACATCCACATAAACATTCTTATCTCAACGAGATGATGGAATATTATAATATGGGATGGTGGAGTAAGAGTCAGATCATGCAATATACTGCAGAACTCAAAGACTATGGATTTGATTTTAGGAAATTCTTTTCACCCCTATGCACAATATTATGGAGAAAGAATCGTAAAGAGTTCAATGATATGTGGTGGAGATGGTATGAACGAGGTGGAGTGAGAGATCAGATGTCATATTCTACAGCGTTGCAAGCATTGAAAATGAACTTTAGATATGATGAATCTATTAAGTTTTTGAGTAACTTTACCAATGCAGGATATAATGGTGAGTGGTGGGAAACTAGACAAGGTGACTATTCATATTTCAAACCAGAAGAAAAAGATCATGTACTAGAAATGCTTTGTGAGATGACAGGTCTATCTTATTTCAGGTATAAACCATGCTGTAGAAGAAGAACTATATAATAAAAAATTGTAGTGTTATCAGTACATCAACATTGGGATCCATTAAGAGCATGTGTAGTAGGTAGATGCTATCCACCAGAATATTTTAATTATATACAAAACCCAAAAGTTAGAGGAGTCTTTCATCGTATCGCTGAAGAGACTGAAGAGGATTATCAAAAACTCATATCATTACTCAAAAAGTTTGACGTAAAAGTTATTAGAACTGATATATCAGATAACCCAGAGGATCATAAACTATCAAATGGAGGGATGATCTCACCACCCATGGCACCCAGAGACTACACTGCTATGGTTGGGTCTAAATTTTTTATGCCCGGAAAAAATTTTGGAAAAAATATTAATATTGAAGAAGAATTAAAAAACATACTTGACACAAGTTCATTGAGGATGAACAATTTATCGGATTCTCAGAAAAATATATTGAAGTACATTTATGATCTTACTTTTCCCGGTAGACCTGTATCACTAGCAACTCAAGCGATGCTTCTCAAATCATTGAAAAAAAATAAATGTTATGTAGACTTATTATATGGA